GCTACTGGATTTTTAGTCCAGTGGTAGTTCACATTGAAATTAGAACAGTCTACTTATTGCTGATATTGCATAGTTATTCTTACGAAAAAACTGTGTTACAGATTTTTGATAAAGTTCGGCCCACTCTTTATCATAAAACATTGCATTATACGTAGCGAGATGGTGTGGGATTAAAGGAAGACTGAAAATTCTATGACACACCATTGGATCTAATAGATTGCATATTCTAAGGTCTGGCTCTATTCCAATATTCGTGTAATAGTATCTTGAACAAATAAATAATTGATCCGTATTTATTTTATTCTCAATTGAGTTTTCTATTTCGGGAAGATCGTTTATTGTTATATATTTACCGGGTGTAAGCCTAGAACCTTTATACAAAACACATTCTTTAAATTCAAAAAGCCCGGCAGTTTCGTAATCATATTGATTTGTTCCAATCTGTCTTAGTGTACCATTTGCATCAACAAACCAGACATCGTTTCCCACTAAGTCAAAAAGCTGTTCGATAAACTCAATGCGCTTTTGCCACACAAAGGTGATGTCATCTACTCTATCTTCTGGTTTAATATTATTTAGAAGTGTTTCTGTATTCTTGTAAAATTTTAGGTCAGAGGGAGAACACTTTAGATACTTAAAGCTTCTATATTCTTCTGTAAAAAATTCAGGATTCATCTATATCTACTACTTCTTGGATAGTAAAAAATCTTTCGGGCCACATATCAACGCGTGTTGCAGATGTACCAACTGAAATACAAAACTGCAATGCATCCATTTCATCAGCAAAACACCAATAGGAGCGCATTTTACTTAATTGATTTATATAAGAAATTGCATTAAACTTATCGGGTGATATTATACCAATGACTTCGTATTCGGGTAAACAATATCCCCATGTACCATGAATATTTTTTCTAGCCATTTTAAGGGCAGAACGATAGGAGCTTGACACTATATTAGTATCGAGCTCATTATAATCCAGCCTAATCACATACGGATTAGGGAAAAATATTTTTGTTTTTGTATATAACTTTTTGACCATCAAATATATTCATGATGTAACCGATGAAATTCAGTTAAATCTTCCTTATGTGAAAATCGGATCAAAATATATTGACCCAAATCAAGTTCAGTGTAGATTCCCTTAACTTTTTCAAAGCCGGCATCGAACTCTTCGTATCTGCGATAAAAAGTAGCAGGATGTAAACGAACAGATAGCCAATCAGAGGTAAAATTATCGACCTGAATCGGGTCGCCGGTAAGACATTTTCCAATTTGCTTCATTTATTTTCCAGTTAACGTGTAACACCACTTATCAAAGATAGATTCACGGCCAGCTTTAATACCTTCTATTCCCCAGTTAAGCTCATTAAATTGATGTCTTACAGAAATAATATATTCCTTACCGGACACCATGACGACCTCTATATAGAGGTCGTCCTTTAGCTTTGCTATAGTAAGATCTTCGCCTGAAGGATATGACATACTCTCGATAAACTTTAAAGCAATAGCTTTATCATTCTCGAGATATAGAAAATCTTTTGTAAATAGCATTAGATCAAGTTAAGGTACATTGCCGCAGTAGTGTCGAAGTCCTGTCGGAAGATATAGATCTTTGGAGACAGTGACTTGCCTTGTTTAAGGTGCTTCAGTACACGACCTTCAATGGTCCACTTGTCTTCGCCCTTGCCAACGTTGGTGTTCAGCCAGTTAACAAGCTTGTAGAAATGTTCACAATCACGAATCGTAACTCGAAAGGTATGAGCTGCGTTCTGTTCTTTCAGGTTCACCGGTTGAGCCTTAGGAGTAGTTTGCTTGGTCATATTACACTTTCTATAAAGGGGTTGTATTACTATTTTAGCTGGTCAGTGTGGATAGGTCAACTGATGTCAGAGCAATAGCATCTTCGGACATGTCTTGCACCTATAGAGAATATCATCTCCATATCTATTTACAAATTCATATCCTTTGGAATGCGGACATTTTCCTTGTAAGATTAAAATCAATTGATTTTCTTCTGCAAGAAATATCTTTTTCTTATCCTCTTTCTGTGTTAGCGATTCTTGGAACAATTTTGACTCCTGCTTCGGTCAGCATTTCTTGAGCTACAAGCATATCTTCTTGCCATCGTTCTGGCATTTTTTCTGCGGTATGGTTTTCATCAACGACCAATGTCTTGATGCCGCGCTGAATGATTGATTGGGCACAGTTAGTACATGGTGAGAAAGTGACAAACATGACACAATCACTAAGATCGGCCCTGGATGCTAAATCCATTGCATTGCGCTCAGCATGGCAGAACCATTTGTATTTGAGCGGACGGTCATGTCTCTCAGGAACAGTGTCGTCTGTTCCCATAGGCATTCCATTAAATCCCCACGATATGGGTTTTCCATCGGATGTAGTGATAACTGCACCCACTTTGGTAGATTCGTCTTTCGACCATGACGCCACATCGTGCGCCATTTTTAGCAATCTACCTGCCCATTTATCGTTAGTTATTTCCATGCGAATATTTATTTAGGATTATCTCGACAGGGATTCCTTTGTGATAATCTGTGCAAGTTCTTCGCCTAGATCTTCCTTATCGGTAACAATATATAGGGTGGCAACAGGTCTGTCTGTTCTTGGATCGTAAGAATGAATCTGGATTACTTTACCACCTACTGCACCGAATACAGTAAAATTCATTCCGTTGTTTAGATCATTTATATTTGATCGTGAATGACTAGCACTGCTAGATTTTATTCCATTATAAGGTACGGGTATCGTAGATGGTTCTTGCGAATAATCGTCTCGATGGGCCCAATCGATAATGTCTTTTAGTGCTTTCTTAATTATGTTCATGTTTCTATGCCTTGTAATACCATCTTAGTTTGAATGCAAGCAACGTCTCTTCATCATTGAATGCATATATAATTCCATCATCTTGTAGGTAACTATACCAATGGACAAATCTTCTACCAATACATTCTTTGCACCATTCTTCGACGTTTTTGATTAACATTACGTCTTGGAGATTTTCTCTTTGTACTAAAATCTGATATGGCCAAACTTCTTTCTTGAGTTTTCTCATAACCAAGTCAACTTGAAAAGAGTTGCATCTTCGTCATCTTTTATGCAAACGGTGTGCATAACATCGCCACCTTTGAATCTAAAGGAGCAATGATAGTAGCCCTTCATATTTTCTTGCATCCACTTTTCAAAGAGTCGTTCGTCATCTGAATACACCCAGCAATACCATCCTACTATCTCTTCTCTGAACTCTCTGTCGAGTCCACCGTAGGATTTTCTTAGAACTTCGGGAATGTCGAACCAACCGTCAACATATTTCCAGTTTCTAACAACGATTTTCATTTACCACCACTTGGTCTCTCTACATAATTTGCATTCATGTGCATCATCATTATGTCCGTGTCCAACATGTCTCCATCCGCCATTATGCGGGCACTTTCCCTGCAGAATTCGCAGGGTCTGCTCTTCCTTAGATGGAGTAAAGATTTTCTCCATTTGTTCGTCGTCTAATGTCATATGCCTATCAACTTCTTGATTACCAAAAACTCTTCCCACGCCTGTTTCAATGCAGGATGTTTTTCTAATTGCTCTCTTGTCGGTGGGCTGAGGGGCGCTTCTTTGTTACCACTAAAAAGTGCCCAATTGGTACCAATCCATACATAAGCCTGGTCGGTATTGTGATCCATATACACATCACCGTGCTGTGGATTAGTTGGTTTTGTACCAAGAAAGTTTATTCCTGCCATAGCTCTTAGATCAATCTCCGCTTTGGTTATGCAATATTGTGGTGGATTCTGTAGATTTGTTATTACGGCCATGTTAGTTCAAATAGCGTAGCATGTTCTTGAGTAACAAAGTAAATCTCCAAAATATTAAAATCGTGGCTAGATATATCCCAATCCCAATCTATTTGTTGTATTCCTATATTTTCCTCGAGCCAAGGGCGATAACGATCATTAGGTTCGGTACTACCGGGAGGCATAAAAGGCCGCCTCGCCATATAAGTGTGATTTATTTTTTTCAATTTTAAATTTTTATCAGATATAAAATTTGTTCTTTTTTGTATTATATCTTGTAAAGTTAATACATATGTAAATAGACTACCGTACATATTGTAATCTTTACATACCGGACATCTCCATGGATGTTTTATATCTGATTCATCCAATCGTCCTATTACCATGCACTTCGTGCATACAGGTGGCCCTAATCCCATTACACTGGAAGAGAATTTTGCCATCTTAGTACAAATGCAGTAAGCGTTTCTTCATCATAGATATTCACATAATATGCGTTATCGTTATATAGCCTTACTTTTTGTGTCCAGTAATTGGACTCAGGAAACTGTTTAAGCCATTCTTCTATAGCAGTAATTGAATCTTCGTTAATATTTGTAATAAATTCGCAGCACCAATGATTATCGAATTTTATTTTCTTAAAGGTAATATTACGAGACAGCGTTTTTGTATAAATGCTACCACCAACACCTGTCATCGGTTGAACACCAATTATACCTTGAGCTATAGTTCCGGGAGTAATATGCCGAATCATCGGCATCATTATTTTTCTAAACTCTTTATATGTCGTCGGCTGCTCTGTTTTCCGAATACCAAACAGAGAACTTACCGCCCGGATAACGTGCTTCCAGTTTGCGTACATTTTCTTCAATAACTTCATTTGGGTCAATTCCTAATGCAATACAGGCATTTATCCAATACCACATAATATCGCCGAGTTCTCGTTTCATATGAAACACATTATCTTCGTTATATTCCTTACCGTGGAAAAGAATCTTTTTTACAATTTCGTTAAATTCGCCGCCTTCGCTTGCAAGACCAATGCCGGCTGTGGTAAGACGTGCTACCTGAATTCCTTTGGCTGATAATTCTCTAATACGGGCAATATATAGCTCATCATTTTTGCTTACGTCGCTTGTTACTCCGTCTACGAATGTTTGGTAGTTTGTTAGAATAGTTTTGTCCATGAGTTCCTTATAAATACGTCTCTGTTTTGACGTTCTTTACTATTTTATAGTATTTTGTAAAGTTGTCAAGACTTTTCGGATGAAATTTTATCTTATAAGAATATCCTCTAAACGTATGTGAGGATAACACTGGAGAAAGACCTTCTGTTGGAGTTAAATCACAAGATACCTGAGTAACTTCAAATGAATTTATATCGGCAGGCCTCTTAGAAGAGGAATATAACGAAGGTGGATGTTCAATTAAGAATTTTAGTCCCGATGGATCAAGTAGTAATAATAATCCGTTATCCCAATTTCTATGTCCTTGATTAAATAATATTTCTGCTGTATTTCTATCTACTTCTTCAAATGTCATAATACATTTTGGAACAGCACGCGTTGACACATAAGTGATCATTCCGCGTGTAGAATAATATCCATTGGGATTAAAATGCGAAGAAGTAGAAAATTGAGTTCTTGTAGTTTTTATTTCGTGATTGATAAGTTCTACAGCCTCTTCTCGAGTAATAACTTCTTTGGCCTTATTTGTAATCTGTAGTATTTTAGCATCAGTTTGATAATAATATTTTCCCTTTGAAATTTTTATTACCTGTCTTCTTAAGAACACTTGTGGTTTAAAAGTTGACTTAGTAGGTACTTCCTGTATAGGACCGTATAAGGAGATGCTGCCCATATATTGACCTTCGATACCCGACTGTGTTAGCACAGTATCACCAATACCAATATCTTTTACATCAACTTTACTCTCTATCATCTCTGTATTTTTTACAGCATCGATATAATCTGTAGAAGTAACAGGAACTAGAATCATTTTAGTTTGGGAATTTTCTCTAGCCCAAACACATTTTTCTTGTATAAGTCCTTCTGTAATACCCGTAACGTGCAAAATCTTTTCCAAATTATTTGGTGTAATTCTTGATAAAAATCCACGTGGATCAATTACTAACCAAGTTTGATCTAAAGATCCCCATGATTTTTTTTCTGTTTTAAGTAATGTAAATCCGGGTAACGGTATATTATCGTATTCTTTAAGAATAGTATGTGTATTAGTTAACCCTTGCAGTTTTCTTTTTTCGTGTGTTGTATTTCCAATTGGAACAATTTCTGCTTCTGGTAGTGATGATGTGGTATTTTGTCCCCATCCTGCTTGTATTTGTCTAGCGATATTTAGCATGTATTAGTATGTTTATTCGTAAGATAGTATCAGCCTTTATTAAAGGCTGATACTATTGGTTTATTTAAAATTTATTTGTCACCGGAAAGTTCTTTCATTCTATCAAGAACATTAGAGCGTAATATTACAATTTCAAGTTTTTCTTCAGGATCAGTGGTATCCTGTAGCATATGTTTATAATTATAATCAAGAATTTCAACATCTTCCATGCCGGCATTCTTAATAATAATCAACTTGTCGTCAAGGTTTAGATTTTCGCTCATACTAACCTCCTGTGATGTGATAAACTATTTATGAACCGAATCCAAATTGAATTCTGAACATTGTTGCGTCTGTAGCCTCTTCAAATCCAAATTTATTTCCACCTAACATTGTCCATCTACCTTCTAAATTTTCCACACACCATATAACTATGCCTTTTTTTGCAATTTCTGTATAAGGAATATTTAAATGTGTAAATGTCCAACTTGTATCTTTGTCCCTAATGAGTTCATTCATAGGAACATACATATTTTTTTTTGTCATAGTGTGCCCTCTCTGTGTTACTATACAGTGTTTTAGTAAGTATGTCAACATTCCATTAGAGGTCATAAATAAGCCGACTCTCGGTCGGCTTATCCTTTAAAAGGTGTCCAATTATCTTTTGTTTGTGCTAATCTGTTAGCAACAATATATATAGATATTGGATTATGCACTAAACCTAAATGACTTGAACCAACTACTTCTATGTTTTGAACAAATTTTCTTTCTTCCTCGATAGTCGCTTCCCAAGATACTACTCCATCTGTCTTACTATACAACGAAGTAAACGGAACTGGCGGAGGAATAGAAATCTTTTTGATTATTTCGGGATTTTTATATTCTGTATCCTTACTAAGAAACTCGTAAAGTTTTTCAACATTTGTTGCATTATTGGTACCCTTAAATGGCGTACCTAAAGTGATAACTTGCCTTACTAAATCCGGAGATTTCTTAGCGACCTCTCTTCCATAAATTCCGCCTAAACTCCAGCCTATAATGCTTATTTGTTTATTTCCCTCTTCCATATAAATAGATTCAAGTATTTCTGCAATATTAAAAATCATAGAATCTAATCCTTCCCTGGGTCCCAAATTCCTTCCTAATCCCCAAGGATATGGTTTATATCCTATTTCTTTAAGAAAATTTCGCATAAAATGAGTAGAAGAATCAGTTGTCCCAAGTCCCGGGATAATTAAAACAGGATGACCGTCGCCTTTAGGGGAAATATTTTGGAGATGTAGATTTAAAATACAACCAAGTCCATATTCGGCTATACATCTGGGAGCTTCGAGACCTAATAGTAGTGTTGATGGTGATTTCATAGGTAATCCTTTGTTGATTTCCTATTTATCGCAAAAATCATATAACTTAGTGTTATGATTGAAATAGACTTTTCCCGATTTTACCAGATCAAAAATCAAAAGTTCAGACTTAGCATGTGCATTATTATGTTCTTCTACTGTCAGCATTACAAGGTTTGCTCTTTTATCATACTCTCTTATTTACTATTTGATCTGCTAATCCAAGGTCAACTGCCTGTTGTGAGGTTAACCACCTGTCTCTATCAAGTAAAGTTACAAATTCCTCATATGTTTTACCCTTCGAGTTATGCTTAACATAAAGTTCGGTCATTTCTTTTTTAATACGAATACCTTCGATAAGATCAATTTCCATATCCGAAACTTTACCTCTTGTACCCGATGATGGTTGATGAATCATTGTCATAGCGCGAGGAAGAATGTAACGATGACCAGGTTCTCCGGCCTGGGCGATAAAACTACCCATACTTGCGGCCCAGCCAGTAACATAAGTATGTACCGGGCACTTGATATATTGCATAACATCATATACAGCTAGGCCATCATATACCGATCCGCCGCCGGAAGTAATATACATATTTATTGGTTGTTCTGGATTTTCTGCTTCTAAAAATAAAAGTTGTGCAACGACTATATTGCACATATTTTCTTCAACTTCGCCTTTAAAGAAAATAATTCTCTCTTTTAGAAGTCTACTATACAAGTCGTAACTTCTTTCACCTCGGGCGGTTTGTTCAACAACCATAGGGATCAGGGCATTTTGCATTTTTGTTTTCCTTTGATAAATAGTGTTATGAAACTAAAAGACATTCTTCTTGAATCACCCACCGATGTAGTAGCTCGATTTTACAAGGAAGCGAGCGAGTCCTACGACCGTTTCTATAATCCAGAGGATGTCAAATATAAGAAAAAGAATAAAGAATATTACGATGAACACTTTAAAGAATGGTTCAATGAAGATATAGTTCCTATTTTTACAAGACCAGTAACCGAACCTCAACCCGAATATCGTCCAAAGCCTCAAGAAGGTAAACTTCAGACACCGGGTTATCGAGGTTTACAGTATGCGCTTGCTGCTGCAGGATTACCATACAACCATAATGTTCAAAGATATAAAGAAGATCCTGCTCGAGCAGTTGCATCAACTACCATGGACGCGACCCGAAATTCAAATGGGCAATAATCTACAGTTATTATTGTGATATCTGTTTACTGATCTTATTCCTACAAGTTTATTACAAACACTACACTGAATCTTTGGATGAGTTTGTCCAATCATTGTATTTCTTATCTTTTCCCTTTCCTATATAGTACGGTGTTCCTGCCTCGGCTGTTATCGAATCTTTTGATCTTATATATGCATAGATATAAAACATATCAGTAATTTTCAATAATTGTATTTAAGTTTCTTAAAGGTAAGAAATTCTACTTGTTCAGATGTTAATTTTGTAACTTCCAATATATTGTCTACATAGATAATAGAAAGTTTACATTTTCTATAGTAGACGTCCTGATAATCTTCATCTACGAAAGGAAGTCCGACATCATCAAATTTTTGCCAATGGCAAAAATTAAATTTTTGCCATATTGGATTAATTGATAAATCAATATTTCCAAAAGAATCAACTGGTATAGTTTTACCTCCAGTTTTATCACAAAGATAATATTCCCCATCTCGTAAAATAGCGTACATTACCAACCTTTTAATTTTTTTATTATATACTCTGCTTCTTGTTCTTCAGTAAACTTAAATACAGACATAGAATAGTCATCTGAATCAGACATCAGTTGTTGTAATAGATTATCTATCTCCATTGGAGATTCTTTTATCACTGGATTATTATATCTTGATAATGGATAAAAATTCATTCCACGGCTTGCTGCCCAGCAAAGTATTCCGTATTTTCCTTTTATTCCGTACATTATTACAATACTGCTTCAATGCTTGCTGCCAAATCTGGATCAAAATTATCAGCTTCCTCATTGAACCAGTCTGTACTTCTAGCGGCCCATTGCCAATATGATTTAGGAATATCTTTCATTAATTCGCCTCGGTGTTTACCAAAAGGCATACGTTCATAGATGATCGGGGATGATGCCCATTCTTGAATTTGTGGCCCGTAAGGTTGATTTACATCAATTATATCGGATTCTTCTAATAAATCAACTAATACTTCAAGAAGTTTTGCCGTAATAAAAGAATCATTGCCGGCGCGATGGCATCTCATCTCAATAGGAATGTCTAATTCGAGTGCAAAACGTAAATATGGAAGATTTGTTTCTTCAATACTTTCCATACTATTAAATAACTTTTTAGCCATTCTCCATGTGCAGATAGAATTTGTTGGAAGGATAATATTATAACGATTTAACACCTTCATATCATAAAAATAATTATGACCTACTACATATCCTTCTTTATATCCGTTCATTACTGCCTGAAATGTATCTTTAGATTCTATAAATGATAATTTATCTTTTACCATCTTATCGGTAATATAACAAATAGATTGTACCGTTGCTGGAATATTATTTAATGGTTTATGTAAATCTTGAAAAATAGCCCAATCGTTACCGTCCCTGATAACAAATCCAGATTCTATAATTTCAGCGGTATTATAATCTTTTCCTGTTGTTTCTGTATCAAGGATTAGGCAGCTCTTTAAAAAATCTTCTTTATTTGACATAAAAATTCTCCAATAAGTAATAGTGTAACATTTACTTACTAGATAGTCAATCTTTCTTTAAAGAAAAATAATTTATTTTTTCTTTGCGTCGTTATCGAACTGCTTTTTAGTTGCTTGTACAATTCCGTGAAATCTTTTATCAGCTTTTTTTGTATCGCCGGCCTTATCTGCCGCTGTGGCATCTTTACCAGCAGCAGTCTTATAATCAGCAAGCTTCTTAGTCGATATCTCGTCTAATCTCATCTTCCGTAACCCTTCATGTTACCCAAAGATGCAAAACGCTTCATCCATGTCAGCACATCGGGATCTGCTTCGTTACTTTCTTCAAGCTTACCGGCTTTTGCCATTTTAGCGTGAACTGCACCAGCAACTTTTTCTCCAGCTTCCTTACTTCCGTACTCTTTAGCTGCTTTCTTTTCTACAGCTTTGAATCCAGTTGTCTTTCCGTTGTTGTGCTTACCTTCGTCCTTTTCAGAAACAATTGCTTCGTCGATTTCTCCGCCTTCGGAGTCAGATTCACCATCTTTATTTTCTTTTTCTTCAGCTTTCTTTTCGGCATCAATTAACCATTCTGGTTTTCCGCCTTTCTTTTCACCTAATGTTCTCATACCGAGTACAGGTGCTACAGATTCTACAAGTTTATCGTATTTTTTCAACGATTGAAGGATTGCTGCTATATCTTTATCTACGTTTTCCATAATTCTTCCTTTGTTTACCGATTCCGGCATTGTTGGTGCAGTTCCGGGGGGATATTTCCCACCTCCCGATGGGCCGACACCTGCACCCATTGATCCTAAACTTCCACCTGTCTGCATATCACCGGCCTCATCGTCCTCTTCACTAAGCTGAGGTTGCTCTGGAGGAGTATCTGTAGCTGGTTGTTCTACCTTTTTGGGTCTTACTTTATCTGTAAAATAACCTGCATTTACAAACTTATGTAATTTTTCAAGTTCCTTATCTAATTCGTAGGTCTTTATTTTGAAATCATTATCTTGCAATGTAGGATCATCAGAAAGTTCTTTGAATGCTTGTTCGATTTTTTCTTTGTTAGATTTGATCCCATGAACAATATCAGTATAGATATAAGGAAAACGTTCCTTGATTATATTCTTATTAACTTGATCGTCAGCAATATCTTTGAATGATAATCCACTGTCGGCACCAAACTGATATTTTTCATCTCCAGTAATGTGCTTTTGATTAAATCCACTAATCTTATCAACTTTTTCAGGATTCTTAGGAAACATTTGGAACAAGAAAGCTTCGCCGGCATATCTATGGAAATGACTATCGTGATTTGAATTGGCTGTACACCATTGTGTACCTAACCCAACAGCACAAGCAGCAGCCCTGTTCAATGTAACAAAGATCTTGTAGTCGTCATTATCAACAACCTTGATAGTTTTTGCCTTTTTATTTCTTTCTGCATTCTTTGCAGCATCACGAACCTGCTCAAGCTTATCATTATAGTGAACAGTCATGTATCTACCAAGATCTCTTACACTATTGAACTTGGGAATATCCCTGTGATTGGCATCAAGCATGTTTCTATTCTTTAGAATAGTCCAATCGCGCATATTCATATTCATAACACCGGTAATATCTTCCCAGTTATGACTTCCAGCAATATAGCGTCTTACAATCCATTCACTATAGGCACCATCTCTCGAATAAATAGTGCCTTCGTAACCGGCAGCTTCGATTCTGTCAAGATTTTCTAGGAACCATTGTGCTAATTCCTCATCCGGTAACTTTTTTGCCTGTTTACTAAATCCTGCAGCAAATGCACGAGGATTTGATGAAGCATCATCTCTGATAGCATCTGCTAAATTAGAAACCAAATTTTTATCATTCATAACACGCTGGCTGCCCTTTGTTAGGGCAACCGCCTCAGTTAAGAATGCTTCAATAAGCTGATCTAATTCATTCATTATGCTAGTTGTACCAAGTTATCTCTTAGTGAATCAAGAACAGGTCCTAAAGCTGCTGAATTTCCATTAGCAACATCGGTAATAAATGCTTTATATTCATCTGAACCTTGATGAGAATGTGATGCATCAGCAAGTGCTGTTCTTAGTTGATAATAAAATGTACCCGACATATTTACATCTCCCGAAGTATCAATTGTTGCAAGAAAATTCTTTAACTTGATTGCTTTTTCCGATAAATCTTTAGCACCTTCAAAATTTCCACCATCAATATAACGCTTGATACGATTGTTGATTTGAAGAACTGCTTGATTTCCAAGTTTCTTAAGTACAGGACGTACCTTTTTAAAGATAATCGAGATTGCTTTTTGTTCAAACATCTCGGGGGTCTTCTTCATATCGGCTCTTTTATTTATTTTATCGCGAGGAACGGCACCATATCTCCATCCTTTACGATTGATAGAATCACTTTCTTCGTCATCTGGTCGATCTTGTACACCAGTAACCCAAATTGTCTGGAGTCTACCAATTTGTGCAGCCAATAGATCAAATGCATTGTCGGAATTTTGAATATCCTTATTTGCAATCTTACCCATTCTTGCTTTAGATACAGTTGGATCACCAAAACGGTCTGATTTTTCTGGATTTTTTTCTTCTGGCTTTAGTAATTCTGGATCAATTTGTTGTCCATCGTCGGTAAAAGCAATAATTTGATACGGAATAGTATTATCGCGAGCTGGATTATATTCTTTACCTTTCATATCAAATTCTTCTTTTCTATCATTAATATATTTTGTGTATGGCTTTATAGCAGCAACACCATTTGATGCCGAGACAATAACAAAGTTATCTCCATTCTTTTTAAATTCAGTCCATAGAGGTCTATGGATGTCGGCGTTTGTAATTTTTAGAGGTTGCAAATCGGCATCATTGTCTAAACGATGGCGCTTGTGCAACCAGCGAACTAAATGTTGTCCGCCTGGCTTTTTACCAATTAGTTTGCTTAGTGAACTTTCTTTGATAAATGCTTCATCGAGTTCAGCACCAAATTTAATCTTCTCAAAAAGTGTTGCCTTTAAGAAATTTTGTGCTTCTGTTAAACGTGGGAAATCATTATTCATATATGGAATAGAAGGTGCGCCAGGAGTTACCGCATCTTGATCAGGATATGCATAGATATATTGTCCGACTGGATCGCGAACTACGTGGAATCTTACACCATCGGCTCTAAATTCCCTAATATCTGGCTTATATCCGGGAATGGCCATACCGAAACTTAGATCTACCTTTCCTAAATCTTCAGCATTATTTAGAAGCCATGAACCCACTGCGCGCATTTCTGCATCTGTATTTGGACCTTTTCCATCTACATTAGCAATAGTTTGAATTTGTTCAAGTGGAGTTCTAGTAAACATACCGAATACCTGTCTACCCATTCCGCGAATATTTTTTTGCATAAATCCTGGAAGATTTTCTACATCATGCCACTCTGGAGACTGTACACCAGTTGCTTGCATTGCTTTAGAAATAACAGCCGGAACATCTGCCCCAGTAACATGAGCTACTTCAGATCCGGGTATTTCCGGTTCAAGTTCTGGTTCTCCAGTACCTGCCTCTGGATTAATGCGATTCATTAAATCACGCATAGAAGGCGAATCTCCAATACCGGATGTTTTTTGCCTTGTATTTGCAGCACTCGATTTAGGAAGAGACATCGAACCTGGAACTTCTGGATTATCTTCGGGCTCGTCAATAACAGTAGGAGCATTTTTGTTGCCAAGAATATCCATATCATCAAAATCAAATCCGACATCATGTTTTGTTTTTGTCGATTTTGTTTCTTCGGAAACTTTACCCATAACTTCATCATGAATCTTAGTTAATTGCGTTGGATCCATACTCATAAGTTCATTAGCATGATACATCTTTGATGACTTGCTTAATCCTAAATCTTGCATGTATTCGATTTGATCAACAAGTGCTAATGCGTCATCACCATTCATTGATGGATGAGACATTTCTTTATTAAATTCTCCACGAGCAACTTCATCGTCTATATCTGGTTCTTCTGTTGAAAGATCATCGTGAGATGGATCATACCATCCTTCTTCATCAAGATTTTCGTCACCATAAGTCATTGGCGAATTTTGTCCCCCTGTTGGAACTACTCTTGTAGACTGAACAATATTTCCAAGTTTAACACCTTTACCAGAACGTGGTTTTTCGGAAAAATGTTCCTCTTCTTCGTCTACTTCGCCCAGCAAAGGCATCTCGACTTCAATTTCTCCAGGAACTTCTTCACACCCGTGCATCTCATTTTTATCATGATGACCACACATAGGACAGACTTTCGATTCTCCATCTGACATACTCATTTCTGGATTATTTTCTGGAAAGCATTCTGAACAATCCCAAGAACCACATCCGCAAACGTGTCCCGGCATTACTTCTGCTATTTCTTGTACACTTTCTGTGTTTAGTGCTTCTTCGACCGCACCAATCCATTTACTAAATTCGTCTCTTTGATCCATTGCTGGCTCCCTTGATTGCATACCAACATTCTGTGGTTGTTCGAGTTTTACGTTATCTGATCCTAAGGACATTGGTGATAAATTACCATCGTTATCCATTTCTCCAAAATTATCTTTTGCATCTTGTTCTAGAACTGTTGCTACATTTGCAACGGGAACAACAATCTGTTTATTATCAAAACTAATGATACAATCTTGTCCTGTTGTACCGTATCCGATAAAAACACCAAATCCGGGTCCGATAACAGCGCCATAAACATCTGCAACTTTTACCATATCACCTGGACGAAATTCTGGCTTGTCCCTTTGTGTTCCAATAGAATCAGCTTCCTGACTCATATGAAACCAATCGTTTCCTTTTTGATACGGATCTTCGTAATCGCGTTCTGGTGCAGAAAATCCATCAGCGGAAAGTTCTCTATTGATACCTTTTATATCAATTATGGCACCATTAGGAGTGCTATGCATAAATCTTCCCGTGCCGCCACCGAATTTTGGATCAATCATTACGGTAGCGTGTTTTTTGAACATTACCTGTTTTTCAGGTTGGTTCGAAAATACTGCCGGAACGCTTTCCATAATTTTTAGCCATTTTCTAATATCTGACATTTAGCCGTCCTTGTTCTAATCTTTGTATTTATCAAGGATCGCCCTTATTTCGGCCATTAAAAAAGGCACTTTTCAAAGTGCCTTTATTATTTGTCATTTTTATTTCTTTAGTTCGTTCGGAATAAGCATTTGTGTACGCCAGTGGCTTTCATTATCGACGTGTCCCTTGCGGACGTATTTAGCCACAGATTTACCAAAATCGTTATAATGAAAACTTCTGGCAAACCTAATTACGAAGCCTTCGTCTTTCTCAAAGTCCAATTCTTCGTGAAGTTTCCTGATTTTAGCTTCATCCCATATGCCATCGTAGATAATGGGGACAGGAACAATGCCTAGAAGGTCGAAATATTGCAGAGTATCGTCCCAACTCAGACACATATTAGAATCGTCCCAGATGGAAAAGCCCATAAAGTACGAGGGCAGATCTGTGTAGTGGATCGCGTGCCTGGCCCACAGGTTCTCACCGCAAATTCGCCAGTTTTCGGGGATACTATGCGCTATCTGTGCGTGTAGTTGCTTGACCCAGTCGCGGTCAACGCCTCCCCTGCTGTCTAAACTACGGGCATGAACAAAATCCGGTCGCATGGTAGTGTTTTCACCATCCATTTTCTTCGACCCTATCACTCGCTCACCAACAAACGACGAAAGGTCCGTAAGGACCTTGTCATCACTCGTGAAGCCTGGGCTCCACGGGAGGTGGTAAGTGCGTGGATATTTCATTTACAAATCTTTTGAATATCGTCTGCAGACTTACCAGCCTTAACAGACTCAATTCTGCATTGTGTTTTTGAATAGTCTTCGTATACCGTACTGCCGACTAGGGCAATAAGAAATAAAGACAATCCAATATAATACCATCCAATATAATACCATTTAGTCATTTGATTTCCTTTGTAGAATCTGCAATCAGTTTGTCTGTTCGAAATGAACTAAATCTAGGAAGAAAAAGGCTATCACTAGTGCCACGCCCCTTGCTGCTAATTCGTTCATTGTATAATATTTCAACAATGGTACCTTTCAAGTTATCAAAATTGTCGGTAATCCATTGACGCAACTCGTCGGAAAATCCGCTAATCGATACCTCGACTAGACGATCGCTGGATGCACAGATCAAACTACCTACCATTCCAACAAATTTGCCTTCACCTGGATTATAGCCGATAATTTCTAAATCACACGACTTCTCAGCTTTCATCTTTACAAGATGCTTGCTGCGGGTGTCTTCCCAATGACCGCAGAAGTTTTTCAGGATGGTACCTTCTTCGCCTGCAGCCAGCAATTCGTTGAAGTGAGTAACTGCTTCCTCTAGACTGTTGACAATCTTAAACGGAATCGGACGGAAACGAAGAGGACCGTAAGTAAGAACATGTGAGGTAAATTTGGAATCAGAACGTATCAGTGTTCCTGCACAGATAAGCTTTTCGAAACGTGTCTTGTAGTCTTCTTTAGACTTACCAGCATAGAATTCAGACAGCGGAAATGCATCCCACACCTGAAATCGCACCAGTGCTGCTTCTTCTTGACTAATAGTTCCTTTAATTGCCTTGTTGATAATACCGTTGCCAGTTTTACGGTCAATAATATTTTCGGAAAAATCAACAACAACAAATTCGCCGTCATAAAACATATCAGTATGATATTGCTCGCTTAAAAGAAGCATATCCCTATCTAACTCACCTAGCAAGTCAATTGCACGACCAGAACGACCACATAAGGTTACTTTTCCGTTCTTAACAATAACGTTTGCACGTAGGCCGTCAGCCTTTAATTGACTGTATGCCGGATAGGTAATATTTTTAATGTTCTTGTCGTCATAGGGGCGAGCAAGTAAACAAGGATATTCGGGAATGTAGTTTTTAATTACGGCGTTGACTGTACCGTCCGCCATACCGCAGCGAAGATCTTTACCGATAATCCTAGAAACAACAATGGCATCATCGAGAGAGACGCTAGAAAGGATATTACGCAGATGCTCAATACCTGCGTTACCAGTGACTGTTCTCTCAGCAAGCCTTTCAAGTTCAACCAATGCCCAGTCGAGGGTCTGTCCACCTTTTGGGTCATAATCTGGAATTTTTCTAATGTAAAAGTTAAAATATGGATTCAAAGCCATTTTTACAACCTTTAAGAACAATGCGTTGTCCTTATGTTGTTCGATAAGTGCAAGCTTATGACTACGCTTAGTATCCGAACCAATGCTTTCGAGAATATTTAGAATGCTCATAGTATGCCTTTGTTGCCACTATTATGTAGCACTGTGTCGACTATGTCAATCGGTATCTTGAAAATTAGATTTAAGTTCTTTTTCTATTATGTATTCTGCCATCTCTGGAAATAATACGATATACATCCTATCATGGTGTTTTTCACAATATGATTTGCCTAGGATAGTAGGTGCTCTACATCCCTCCCCCTCCCCAATCCAGACACAAACAGATTGCATTACTCGTCTTGATCTTCAATATATTCGAGGATAATTTTATCGTAATTATTCTTGATTGCAAACTCAATAACTTCAGCAAGTACAATTTCTTCTACTGTAGAAGAATACCAAAGAACTTTATTGTGATTTACTTGTTCAAAATTTGATAATACTTTTATTGACTTTTCAAGATATTCATCAAATGTGCCAAATTCCTCATTATAGGGGCCAAGTGCTGCATCGAGAATATCAGATTGTGTCATAATCTGAATTGTTTTTAGTATTTTACCTGAACGATCGGCGACTGTATAATCTGTGCCTAAAGAAAGAACATCGGTATTTTTGTACATTATGATAACCTCACATTTACAATATCCCAATTCACTATTTTCCAGAATTCTTTTAAATATTTTTCTTTATCAGCACCGTAGTCTCTTTGGTAAGAATGTTCCCACATATCTATAATAAATGCTACGTTATCTGTAATTTTATGATTTGGAATGGTTTTAATAGCACCTGATGTGCTGAGATACACCCAACCCGAACCGTGTATGCCAAGGGCTATTTCGGTTAGTTTAGATTTGAATGAATCGAAGCTCCCAAATTTATTTTCAATAAGAATTTGAGATGCCCCGGTTGGTTTATTGTTATTCTTAGGTGCCTGAAGCTGCGTAAAGAATAGTGTATGTAATTTTGCTCCGGCTGTCTGAAATTCGCCTTTGCCTGCAAGTGATTTCTTTACATAATTTTTGTATAATGTGCCATAATGTAAAGAGATTATTTCTTTTGAAAGTACTGGTGATAGAGCACTTTCTGATACTGGTAGCTTTGCATAGTAAACATCTTGTTCTGCTGTTACTTTTTCAATAAGAGTGCGAAATGAGGTTGGATCATTCATAGTAGTATTTATGTGAAATGTAGAAACTTTGACTTGATTTCGTAAAACCGTTTTGCTCCTGCCATTCTCTCTAGAACAGCTCTATCAACGATTTCCTTAATATATTCGGATACAACTTCTTCAATTTTATCAAAAGGAATATCATTAATATTAATATTTGATACATTAATAAATGTATCATTAGAAATTTCTTGACCTTGTATTGCTGGGAAGAAGGTAACATTAGCACCTTCTCTTAAAATATTTCTATAGTCGATATTTATATCGTAATTATTTGCTACCGGTTGTACCGATAGTATAGTATGAAAATTTCTACCGTCAGAATTTACGCATCCAAAAATTTCAACTTTAGAATTATGATGTGCGGTAATTCTATTTTCATCTATTATGCCCGAAGAACCTTTACCAAATGTTATATGACTATAGGCTGAAGATTCAAGTGCAATGATATTTCTATACACAAACGAAAGTGCCGAAATATGATTTTTATAAAATGTAGATAAATGTAGACTAGAAGAAATTCCAAGAATATAATTAGTTACACAATTTAATGCACAATGACTTTCTATTTCTTCTACTATTTCTACAGATAATGTGTCATTTATTTTAAATACAACAACTGAATTATAAAATGTTTCATAATCAGTTTTGTAAGTTACATAAATTGGTTCATCTATATCGCCTACAATCTCAAACATAGTGTGATTTTGGCATACAAGATAAGCCAATGTCGAAAATGTTTCGGCATTATATAGACTTTTTGGATTACTATTTTGATTATTAGACTCGACTGAATTAGTAATCAAAATGTAAGGATGATCATACATTTCTTTACTGACATGTATTTCATTACCGGAAATAATTATGGTCATACCCTTTAGGGTAGGATCTACAATCATTTGCGTTTTATTATTTTGAATTAAAAAACGCTGTTCGAAAAATTTATCAAGTTCGGTATTTTTGTATTTTTCTTGTGAAGCTGAATACAATAATTCCGAATAATATTTTCCTAAAAAAGTTTTAATTGGTATAAGATTTGTCGACATCGATTTCCCGTATCTGCTACGAGATATTTATTGTTATAGTTCTTCAAAAGTAGCAGTTAAAGGAAATCCATTAGCACGGGAAAACATTAATGTTTCCAGTGCTTTTTCTTCTGCGATCTCCCTAGTATATGGAGATCCGGCTATGCCTTGTCCTTCTACATGAATTGCTTTTGTTATTTCAATTGCATCTTCTACATTTCTATGAAAAATTTGTACAAGTACCATGATAACAAAATCAAAGGTAGTAGAATCATCGTTATGCAGTAAAACTTTATACAGTTTAGGTTCCTGTATTTGAGTTACTGATTCAACTTTATCAAGAATGCCAGTATCAGACATGATAAATCCCGGGTAGTGTAGCTGTTATTTTACACTGCCCGGGCCTTTTTGTCAAGTTATTATTATTTGATAGCAATCAATTTCGGTTTAGCCTCATCTGGAACATTTTTTACAAATGTTACAGTAAGAATTCCGTCTTCTAATGTAGCATTGTTTACTTCAAAGTATTCTGCAATTCGAAAACTTTTAGTAAACGAACGGCCTGCAATACCACGATATTGATATGTGGGAAGATTTTCTGCCGATGTATCAAGGTCAACTTTTTTTTCTGCACTAATAGTTAACAGCCCCTGATGTTCCTGCATATGAATTTCACTTTTCTTAAATCCTGCTACTGCAAGTTCAAGATTAAATTTTTCATCATTGATGAAAACAATATTGTGAGGTGGATAATTAGAAGTCGGATTTTGTAGATCCCTAAAGACTGGACCAAAACCGATTGAGAGAGCCTCTAGTTGATCGAAGAGGCGTGAAAAGTCATTTCTAGACATATATACTCCTTTTAAGCAAGTTTATCGGTGCTTATATTGCACCGTGTGCGTCACCATGACGCTAAATGCAGGTCCCCAATTGGGCGGCCTACAAATTTATTTATCTGTCGAGCGTAAAACCATACGATCTTTATTAGTATGTATGTAAGCGATTTGAGGCTAAATACACCATCACTGTTTGTATTGACTCATCATTCAT